TCAATAAGTGCATCAGCCCAGATGAAAGCCTCTGGAACAGAAACCTCATCATGGGCAGTGAGGGCTTGTACAAACCCGTCAGCACCTGACTGACGGATATAGGGAACAGCAATGAGCTGCTCTTCAAGTGGCACAGCGTTAAAATTTATCATAATACTTCTCCAGTTAATGCTAGGTAGGCACGATCAATCCAGCCAGGATTGCCGCAATCAATAATTGAATAGCTATCGTCATAGGTGCACTTGTGGTCATAAGGAAGCACAGTGTAATCCATGTCCTCCTCGCTGAACGCTTCAAAGCGAACCGCAACAGACCCTTTGTAGGATCTGTCGATAAGCTCAAGGAATGCTATGAGGCGTATACCATAAGGGTACGCCTCTACAAACTTGATGCCGAAGAGATTATTCATCACGCTGACGCGACTACTCCAGCCAGATAGATAGCCACCCTCACTATACCCATAATGGGTGTTGCCATCCTCCGCCTTGCGGCGAAGAAGGCGATACTCAAGAACATTACTGTCCTTGCTGAAGGCCATATAGGCCGCTGAGTCGTTAGTCAACTCAGTGATGATTGGCTCATTAAACTCAATAAGCCCGAAATCAACGGCAAATTCAGGACAGCCACGAAATCCGTTATATCCTTTTACTGCAATTTTCATAAAATTCTCCATTTAACGGTAAGCAGAGCTACAGGCTATTGCCTGAAGATCCGTAGCGACCCAATTTTGGGTAAGTGGTAGGGTCATGTAAGACCCATTGTCACTGCCCACCAAAATAGGTTTGTCATACCTATTATCAGTGAACAGACGATCCCTAAGAGCAATTAAATGCTCGTTAAGCATGGCCATATCGCAAAGAGCGAGGTAGGCCACATAAAGTGGTTCCACCGATGGAGCAAAACATGCCCCAGAGATGTAATCACCATCAAGCCCATACCGGGCTATTAGCGTGTCAGAGCACGCATATAAATCATAGCCATCGTAATGGCCAAGAAATAAACACCGATCACAGTCATGCTCAAAATGAGCACCACCAGCTAACCGGTGAGTGAAAAGCTGAATATTCATGTCAATACCCTCCAAAATCAGGGGAGGCCTCCCCATTCTCATACCTGTAGTGGTATGTGGACCCGCCATCCACGACAACCCACCGGTTAAACCGGAGGCGTCTTACAACAAGTTCCCGTTCGTCTGAACGGAATTGAGCACGGTGTGCACTAAGCACAGCAGCGTTCTTGATGACAAAATCATCACCAGAATGTCTGTAGTTAACATTCATATAATTCTCCTTAAATTGAATGGACTGAGTTAAGACCACAACTGTACTGACCAACCCAATGGCTACCGCCACCAGACCAACTGCGAGTGACTGTTCCAGGGTCCATGAAAACAACCCCGTTAAAGCCCCTCTGGTGTATCCATACTCGACTTTCCGACGATCTCAAGAAACGAGACAGCCCTTTAGCAGCCTTATAGGCAGCCTGAAGACTGTTGAACTCAGCCTCCTGCTTGCCTAAAGGCGTATAATGACTAACAACAAAAAGAGTTTTTTCGGTTGTGTTGTTCATGCTATTTCTCCTTTGGGGTTCTCTCCCCTTTGCGGTGCGACATTGCACCAATTACTTTAATAACCCTCTTGTGAAGGCTATTAAAATAATGCCCTCTTTCGAGGGCAATATGTTTAGACCAAGTAACCTGCACACTTGGCCTTATTCAGAGCCATATCTCGAGTATGGCCTATGAACTCTACCTGGCCGAAGCCAAATAGAAATATCTCAACATGCCACCAGCCATCGGCGGCTAGGTATGAGCAACTCATAATGAGTCCTCCCATACAGATATGGCGGTAAACGCCACCGAAGAGACGGCAATCGACGCTGCAATAGCGCCGAATACCACATCACCCACAGCACTGTGATCAGCGCTATGGAACCCTATGGCACCAATGGTGCCCAAAAAGACGACTAGCGCTAAGCCAAAGACGCCTATGACCATCACGCTTAAGAGCGTGCTTAATACTTGCTTCTTCATAACGTTTCTCCTTTCAAAGAGAGGTGGCCTTGAGAGTAGGCGTTACCGCCTACATGGTTAAACTCAGCACCATCCTCCCCTTCGGGAAGATAGAAGGAATCAAAACTACCCCCGTTAGGGTAGTAGTTCTTTGGAGGCTCGACCCCCATCTGTAAAAGACGCGCAAGCGCGGCCGAGGTGATGTCAATGGTGCCTTGAACATAAGTTTTGCCATTAATGTTTAACATAGTGTTTCTCCCACTATTAGGGTGCTCTCTGTGAGCACAAAAATGCAGAATCGACAACACTCAATGTGTTATCAGACCTGCTGTTAAAACCACAAAGCACCTGAGCACAGTGGTAAACAACGTACACTGTGGTTAGTGCTGTGGATTTAGGGAAAAGAGGCACAGTTGTGGCTAAAGCAGGGCTTTTACCTGCCTCCTCCCTCCGTATACAGAGGATTTCAATGTCTCTGTTCCTTTATTAAGAGCATTCCCCTGAATGCCCTTAAGAAAGAAAGGGGACCGAAGTCCCCAGTTTTTAGTTAGAACATAGACGCAATAGCTGCGTCCAGGTCCATTTCTTTCAGTGCCTTACGAGCCTGACGGCTACCGACGGTAACCAGTTTTGCACCAGTTGTGCCTGCATCTAGTACTAAAGATGAAGTAGCCATAGTGGCTACTGCGCTTGCTGATGTGAACCTGGCTAACGCCAAGGCGGCGTCCTTGCCCTCTGTTAAGAACTCGTCCCATTCTTTCTTGAATTCATTAGCTACTACTTTCTTTGCTGGTGTTTTAGTTTTAGTTTCTTTTGTAGCTGTAGTTTTAGTGTTAGTAGTCATAATAGTTTCTCTCTTTGTTGTTTGAGATGGGTCCCATCCACGGAATGTGGGGGGGTACGCCACCTGCATATAGGACCATTCCTATATACTGCCTCTACGCAAAATTTTAAAAATCCCTATGGAAATTTGGTAACGACTGCTATACCGATTTATAATACCTTGAGCTTAACCGTAGCTATGCTTACAATCAGGCAGTAACCCAACAGGAGAGCTTTAATGGACAACAAGATTTATTTTGATAATACCGATACGGTAGATACCGCGAATAACGTGTTTAAGGTTCGACAGGCATGTGCGGTTCTGTCTGATTTGCTGGCCACCATCCCAGTCTGCGAAGAGCGGGACCGGGCGATGGACTATTTGGTTAAGGTGGAACGGTATGGAGTGGAAGCTGCGGTTGTAGATCTGACTCCGTAAGGCTGAGGTAATCGTAGTAATCGATTATTCCTTTAAACTTAAAAAAGGAAAGTGGCAAGGAATAAAGTTATTGGAGGAAATTAACCTGTGAAGGAGCGAAGCGACTGAGCGGGTTAAGTTCTGACAATAATCTTTATGACGCAGCCATCTTTCCGTAACCTCCCAAGATAAACCGTTTATTCCTGATTTTCCTTCCTATGCTCCATTCTGGCCACTACATAATATATATAAGAAGGGGGTTTTGAGTAATCCCTTTAAAATCAAGCACTTACCGCACATGACTATGTACGGCTCATACAAGTTTGTGGACGGGGGGCACACTGTAGATGTCCGGTTCGCACACTAAAGATGTACGGCCCGTACATACTTTCCTTGAAAAACCTATGATTCTTTGTATACTGCATACATAACTTCACTATTTGAGAACTGAAATGGCCGATATACACCAGATTACTAAGAGCACAAGAGTAGAAAATGGCAGTGTTGTTGAGGAATACAAGGACATGCGGTATCGAATACCGTCAGAGGAAGATTATATAAAGCTTTATGTGAAGACCATCTCAGTATTGCACGACGTTGAGGGTGCAGCGGTCAAGACACTGAATGAGATGCTAAAGCTGGTAGATTACAAGAATAGAATTACGCTGGCGCCGGTGATTAAAGATGAGATCGCGGCGGCCGCAGGTTTGAAGAAGAATACAGTAGAGCACCACATTATTTTCCTATGTAGGAAAAAGTTGTTAATAAAACTCTCGACCAATATGTACACGATCAATACTTACGTTTTTGGAAGAGGGAAGTGGGCAGACATAATTGAGCACAGAAAATCGTTACCGTTAGTTCTTGATTTCCGAAATGATGAAGTAACATTTCTGGGAGTAGATGAGCACGGTGTTATAAACGACAGAAAGAAGGCGTGAGTAAAATTTAAAGTAAGGGGAAGTAGGGGGTTTTACCCCAGGAGGCTTGACATGACTGAATTAAAGGAAACTCAATTGCAGAGCTTGGTGCACCGAATGGCCTTGAAGCTGGATGAGTATGATCTTTTCGATACCGATTTGGAGGCACGCTTGCTCCGAAACGAACTTAAAGCTGTGGAAGAAGACAGTGAGAAAAGTGACATTCCGGAAAACTCTCATTGCATCCTATTAGTTAATTAAAGTAGACTGTTTTCAAATTAACCCACCGGCAGATGGAATAATGAGCAAAACACCTATTGAAGCGTACCTAATGACAGCCAGTTCAAAGCCTCTCGAGATTTTGTTCTGGCTTCTCCGCAACAGGGACAGTGAAAATATCGTCCACACCACACTAGATGAAGTAGCTGAGGCGTGCGGCGTAACCAAAGTCACCGTTAACCGAGTATTCCAGAAGCTTTACGCTGATGGATTTTTGGCGCGGGTGAAGAATGGCAAATACAAACTAATGAAGGTATAACCAAATGAAACCAACCATCCAGCACTTGCGGTGGGGGCGATTCCTTTGCTGGCTGAAATACGGCCACTGCTGGAACAAAACAGGCAGTAGACGCATGGTGGGCAGAGAAATGAACAAGTGCCTGATATGTGGCCATGAAGAACCGGGCCCCGGTTAATGGTGTTTTTCAAACGCTTGGACAAAGGCAGGATTTATGTAATTCGCATAGTCCTGCCAGGAGATACGGTCATCCATAAAATCGGAATGACCAACTCTCCCAGGGCGGTAGATAGGATGCTGGAGATCCTTAGATCCTGGTTTATGGCCTTTCGATTTGTGCCTTACGCAGAACTAAAGCTGGATATGGACTGCGATAGCCCGGCGGAACTGGAAAAACATATCCATCGTGTGTTAAAAAGTAAGCAATTCGTACCCAACCATAAGGTCGACGGTGGTACTGAGATGTTTATAGGCGTAGATGAGCGCAGGGTTATACAGTACCTCCGAAGATTTAATACCAGAAACCTGGAGACTGAGTTAACAGACAAAGATTGCAGTGCCCTTTGCCAACTTATCTCCCCTTGAGAACTGAATAATGAAAGAATTGTCCCTTGATGTGGTGAAATCACAACTGTCTTCTAAGCAGAAACTGCTTATTTCAGAAGATACCGTTGCCGAGATACAGAAACTTGCTGAAGACCCCGACTATGGCGAAGAGTTTTTGGACAATTACATTGACCACCTCAACGTTTACAAGGAAATGCCAAGGGCTTCCCACGACAGATACCTCAGCGCAGTTAAGTTTTTCACACTGATTGAGTCCGGAAACAGCCTAACTGATTCGTTTATAAAGACATTTCCAGAAAGATTTGAAGCCCGGTGCCGAAGCGCACCGCCGGGAAAGCGTGATAAAGCACTGGTAAGAAGTGAGGCCAGTAGATATAACGGCTCTGTCATGGTTAATGAAATACGGAAGGTAGCTACGATCCCTGTTCAGCTTATCCACCGGCATCTGCTTCACGAAGCGATTCTTGTGCAGGCAGATCTGATGCGTAATGCCAGATCCGAAATGGTTAAGCAGAAGGCAAGTGATACCCTGATCCGTGAATTAAAACCTACCGAAGATTCAGTGATTCAGGTTAAAGTTGAGGATGGCGCCAGAACTGCCATTGAAGAACTGCGATTGGCTACCGAAAGGTTGGCGATTGCTGAGCGGCAGTCAAACCAGGCGGGTGTTCCGCTGAAAACTATAGCAGAGTCGAAAATTTACGAAGGTGAGTATACGGATGACGGAAGCAACAACACGGACTGAAAGGGTTGACCTCGATGAGCGACTCAACAACATCGACTACCATTACCTGACAACAGAGTATAAGCCGTCTCTGTTCGCCTTTAAATTCATCAACTTCATTAAGTTGGTGAATGGTTCCAGTGGTGAGGAGAACAAATCTCCCATCATCCACTATGACATGCTTGACCAAGTAGGTAGAGCAGACCGAGCTTCAGGCGGAAGCCAAAAGCGTTTTTTCCAAAACCTCTTCGTTTCATTTCGTGGTTCTGCCAAAACTACTGCCTTGCATGAGTATATGATTCTATACCTAGCAACCTACGGCGAGATCGACGGTTTTGGAAAAGTAAGCGTAGGTATGTATATCAGTGACACGATGGATAACGGTGTCAAATCTATGCGTAACCAGCTGGAGTTCCGCTGGAACAACAGTGAATTTCTGCAGAAATACGTCCCTGTAGCTCGATTTACCGATGTGCGTTGGGAGTTCAAAAACCTGGATGGTAAAAGTTTGGTGTTTCGAGGGTTCGGCGCCAGTACCGGTGTTCGTGGATTCAAAGAATACGGTGAACGTCCGACCTTCCTGGGAATGGACGATTTAATGTCGGACAAAAACGCTGAGTCCCCGACCATCACGAAAGATATTAGAAACATCGTCTATAAGGCTGCCAGACAGGCAATGCACCCTAAGCGGCGTATGACAATTTGGACAGGTACTCCATTCAACAAGAACGATCCTCTCTATGAGGCGGCCAGCTCTCCTGCTTGGAATACGCGGGTATACCCTATTTGCGAAAAATTCCCTTGTTCTCGAGATGAATTTCGGGGAGCATGGGAAGACCGCTTTGATTACGATTTCGTAGCTAATGAGTACGAAAGTCTTTTGGAGTCTGGAGAAATATCGTCATTCAATCAGGAGCTGATGTTGAGAATTACATCTGATGAAGACAGGCTAGTTCAGGAAAGTGATTTGGTTTGGTATTCGAGAGACAGCGTTTACGAAAAACGGTCCCGGTACAATTTCTATATCACTACCGACTTTGCCACGGCTGACAACGATAAGAGCGACTTTAGCGTCATCTCTGTGTGGGCGTATACCAACCAGGGGCAGTGGCTGCTCGTTGACGGCATTTGTAAACGACAGCTAATGGATGCAAACGTAGATGCGCTATTCCGCTTCACATCGATGTACAAGCCGCTTGAGGTGGGCATTGAAGTTAATGGCCAGCAGGGCGGATTCATTTCATGGATCGAAGGTGAGATGCTCAACCGAAACATCTTCTTCAATCTGGCCGGAAAAGGAAAAAACAAAGGCATCAGGCGTACTGGCAGCAAAATGAGTAACTTCAAGTTATTCGTCCCTCAGATTACTTCCAAAAAGGTTTGGCTGCCAAAAGAGCTGAAAGATTCACCGTTGGTGGTAGAATTGCTGGAAGAACTGCGGTATGCAACTGGCGAAGGTTTTAAATCTAAGCACGATGATGTATGCGATACGCTGTCAATGCTGTTAGAATTGAACGCATTCAGACCCGGGGAAGAAGCCGTCAACGAATTTGTCGATGACGAAGACGGAACAAGTGCTTTTTTCAACGAGTCTCCTATGGATACCAAAAACAGTACAGTGTTTTGATGGCCAAAAAATTAGTGGGAGTTTGAGATGAATGTTACCGAAGCTACGATAATGCTGGCAGAAGCAGAGCTAAAACAGGTTAGTGTAAAAGACGACACTTACACCGTGCTCGGCTACATAAATCTAGGCATCCTGGAGTTGCACAAACGATTCCCTCTTCGCAAAGAAAAGGCCACGATCACGGTAGCTACCGGCGTAACTCGGTACAAGCTTGACGGCATTGACGCAAACGTAGATATTGATCTGTCAGACCATGATGTTTTACTTATTGAGGCAGTGAATGATGCCGAAGGCTATGACGTGTCTATGCACGACAAGTATTCCACTGAAGGCGTAATGAGCCCTGAGTACCACACGATAGAAATTAAAGACCAGATTGCAGGCACTGTGCTT